CAGGTTGCTCTAAAAAGATCTGACTGATGCCAGGCCGTAGCACTCCGTAGACCCCAACCAATGCTGTCCATAACAAATTGCTGGGTGGCGAATCTGGTGGTGTCAAACTGGCATTAGATTCATCAAATACAGCACTGGGACGCAGAGCCTGCAACTTGTTGCCAATCAACAAGGTTTGATAATCCCAAGGAGTGATCACTATACGTGTGCCCAACAGTAAGTCGTTGTCGAGCACTGCATTTGACGCATCACCTTGGGCATTATATATGTTGGCAATGATACGCTCGACCACACCCAGTTTCTTGACCTTGGCTGGACTACTGATCCAAATTGGCAGGGTAAATGTCATTGTACAAATGTCAATGGGATCTTCTGTGCCAACCGGAACTGACCGGCTGGTCCACTGTGTTGATTCCAGTTCAACAATGCTCAAACTGGTCCAATCAAGATAGTTGTCTGTGCTTTGAATTTCCAATGCCGGGTTAAACAACACCACAATCTGTTCCAACAACTGCATCTTTTGATTGGTATTGCTGGTCCATATGTCCAGCTTGAGTGTGAGTTTGTATGGAACAGGCATCAAGCGTTCAATGGTAAACGCATTGCCCTGTGTGGTTTCGTAGGTGTCAGTGACATCATCGTAGGTGCGTTGACGCACAGCAATGTTGCTGACATAGTATGGCTCTTGCATTCTGGGACGATCGTAGTCAAATCCAGAAATGTAAAAACTCATCATGGGCACAGATGTCATGAAACTGGCAGAGTTGTTCTGCATGATGGTTTGTACTTGTCTGCTAGAATCACCGTAGCGTATGGGCACACGTACCAGCGTGTGTGCTGTTCCTTCTTCGTTGCGTCCGTATTCAATTTGAAAGTTTGAAAAGATTCTTGTGAACTGTAGCAAAAAGCGACGGATTTGTTCGTCATAGAAAAAATATGGATTTTCTGCTGAATTTTGTGTTGTCATTGTTGTTTAACCACCATTGTCTGCATTGGGTTTGAGTAGGTCACTGAGACTCTGACGACTTGGAATAGCACCACGGTCAGTGGTCTGTACTGTGTTTCTATTGTTGACAAAACTGGCTCGTTGTGACGCTGCCGGACCTTCGGACTCAAACACTGGTTTGATACGAACACTGTCTTCAATCTTGACCCATGATGCGCCATTGTAACGGAACAGGCGATTTGGAAAGTAATCCAATCGCAAGGCATAATCGCCAACTGCTGGCGATGCTGGAAAACTAACACCCGGAGTCACAGGCAATCCGTTTGGCGCAATGCCATCGCCAGTCAAGTAGCCAATTGTGTAGCCATCTGAACGTGGTGTAGTACCTTCACCACCTTGAGTACCATCCACTGTGGGTGGCGTTTCGTCTGCTGTTAGGCCTGATTGTGCAGGTTGTCCATCTTCTGCTGTGGGAAGAATATAAAACTTTACTGTATCGTATCCAGTTAGTGGAACTTCAACATCGGCTTGTACCAAAATTGCATCGTTCAGTTCTAGGTCTTTTGTGCGAGTAGAAGTTTTTCCTGCAATGGTATCTGGAGTCTTTTCGGTCCAGTAGGCAGTATTGGTTATGTCTGTGCCAGGCGGAACATTGGTGTTGGCAGTGTAGTACTTGTCGCCATTGTTCACAACAGTGCCGGCAGGATAATAGTTGCCGGGATCCCAGATGTTGTTGGGTTCAAATGCCTGTTTGGTAATGCTGTTGTATTCTTGAGCATTGACCATTGGAGTGGCCTTCACACGCCATAAGTGCGGCAGCCAAGTTTGACTAAAACCTTCTGAAGCAAAGGCCGCATCCTGGATCACATACCAGCGAGGCAATGCTTTGGCCAAACTTTTGTCTAAGGGATGATAATCTTTTAGGTTGGGAATTTCTATCACGTCACCTGACATGAGTTTACGCCCAATGGTGTCAATCATGTCGTTGTAGGAAAAAGTGATGAATAAAGTGTCGTTGTTCAAAAACAAGCCAAATTGTGTAAGATCAAAGTCAATGTCTGCCACACGATACACACCGCGTTGTACATACACATCTGGATCATATTGACGATCACGATTTTCTAACAACAATAAATCCTCAATAAACAAGGGATTTGAAGTTTCGTAAACAGGAAGCGTGGCATCTGCATCACCGGGGTCGCCAGTTGCTGGGCCGAGATATTTGTGGATGAAAATATCCAAACCGCCAATAGTGAACATTTCTGAAATAGTTCGATCTAAAAATCGATAGTCGGCCGTCCTGTTTGGCCTATACATGGAAAGTTTTGGCATAGTCTACTATTTAGTAAGATTTGTTGCCTTGCATTTATCCCCATGCCACCGGTTATACATGCCTATTGAATATACATTATTACAATGCTCACAAGTTTTTTTGATCTGTGAAGGATGCCTACCTGCCTGTAATGCTTTAATATTTCCTTGCCGCTGTATTTCGCCACCTAATAGATGATGAGTTCCTTCTTCGACTAATCTACGCTGAGTTTTTCTTTGCATATCACCACCAAAAAAGTGATGAGTTCCGTTGCTGGCTCTAACACGTGATGGATGATTTTCTCCCAAGAAGTGATGGGTTCCGTCGGTTAGTAACTTGCGCTGTGTTTCGCTTGATTTTCTACCGTCAAACCAGTGATGAGTGCCGTCTGCTATTTTTTTGTGTACTGGATTGCTGGCTCCTAAAAAGTTATGTGTGCCATTTGCAACTCTTTTTCTACTCAGATCGCCACCTACCCACGGATGAGTACCGTTTTGAACTCTTTCTAGGTTGCTGTTAGTTGCTAGTTGAGACAGTTCCTCAGGAGATAATTTCATACGTAAACTTATTTTGTGGCAAGCACCCCAGTCTTTTTGAGAATAATGTATATCATAATGTTCTTGTATTGACACTGCTACTAAGTTTGTAGGATCATTATTCTCATGATTACCATCAATATGATGTATGTCATAACTACGCCCATTGGTATCAATTGGGATCGTCCCGTGATTGGTGATATATATTTTTCTATAATCCTTACGCATATTATTATTTATCATTATTTATGGTACCGGTTGACCATTAAATCCCAAACTGCTATAATTAGGTATTATGAAAATTGTTAAATTAAATGGTAGACACAAACAGTTCCGTGAGCACGGGCATGTAGTAGCTATGCGTTTTGACTCTGTCGTTGCCCCAAATAGGAATAGGTATGAGTTAGCCTGCCAGAAACGCTGGCCTGGGCACGGCCAACAGGGTAACGATATCTGGTACAGTTATATAGGCACACAACCAGCTAGATTAAGAGAGCTAGACTCTCCATTCTGGATTACTTTCCGCAATGAATACGATTTGACCATGCTATTGTTGACTGTAACTTGACCAATAAAATCAAAACTGCTATAATACACACTTACCCACTCCAGGAGTATGTTATGAAAGCTGGTAACTTTTTAGCAAAGTACACAGGCCCAAAAGGCAAACCTTTTTATTCTTCCTATTACAAAGTAAAAGCTACGGAAAAATGGGTGGAGTATGCATTGGACATTGTGGACATGAGCCGTATAATAATGACAGTGGACTTTGACACTAAATGGAAACTGGTAGAGGCACTGGAAACAGCAGAACGTAAAAAAGCCTGGATGTACAAACACAAAAATTTTGACGTAGTTCGTGCCGCTAAACTTTTTGACGCTGTAAAACACTTGCCCAGAACTAAGTAAGGAATATTATGATCGCAACTAAACCCGTTAAACCGCTGAACCCACGCAGTGCAGATACCAATGCCATGGGCATGGAGCCAACTTGGAAAACCCAACCCACCGAAGGTCGTATCAGTGCTCTTAGCCATGCGTTCAGTTGGTACAATTACTTTTACGGCAAAAAAGATGCACGTGAGATGATTGTGAACTATCTGGAAACACATGGTCGTAAAAACGATGTGCGCACCCTTAAACGCATTCCAGACAGTTCAATCAGACTAACCACAGGCTGGCTGTGCCGCATGAGCCAGGTGGGCCTGGAGCTCACAGAGCACGAGCAGATCAAACTGGATAACCTGCTAAAAGATATCTTAGAATCCAAACAAGATGCTGTGGCAGAAGAAGCCGCAGTGGATGACGCAGTGCCAAAAATCACAATCCAGGACCGACTGCGAGAGAAGGTGTCAGAGTGTGCAGGTGAATTAGACGGGTTGTTTGACGAGTTTGTCTCAAGCGGCGCCAAACTCACAGCAGACTACAAACCTGTGGTGCTGATGCGTTCAATGAATGTTGCTCCGCAAATGGTCAATGACATTAAACAAATTTGGACACGCAAATTAGAGGAATTTGATGCGGCAGTGGCTGGTAAAGATGCGGACCTGGTGCAGGGCTACAGTTTCTTGAGCAAGGTGCAGTTACGGAATTGCGTAAAGTTCTGT